GGCGATAAAGAAAACATAAGAGCAATTATGAATGGTGGAGCTGATGGTCTTAAAGCACTACTTGGTAAGTCAATGCGTGATATGGACTATAGACAATTACCTGCTCCAAACTTATTAGTATCAGCATTAGAAAGATTTGCACAAAAATTAGGTAGAGCACCTGACTTAAAAGTTGATGTCTTTAATGATAAAGATTCAGAGAGAGCAGCAAAGAAAGCAGAAAAGCTAGAGCGTATTGTACATAGTTATGATGAACACCAAAAGTTAGAAAAACAATTACCACAAGTTGGTAGATGGTTACCAGGTTATGGTTTTGCTGTTTGGGTATTAAAAGAAAAGAAAGGTGCTAATGGAGAGATTTATCCAGTAGCAGAAATCAGAGACCCTTATCATTGTTACCCAGGACACTTTGGACCTGAACAACAACCACAAGAGTTAGCTATTGTATATAGAGTTCCTCACAAAACATTAGCTGAACAATATCCAAAGTATAAAAATTTAATTATGGATGAAGTTGATTCTGAATATAACACAATGGCATATATGTCTAGTTATGACAAGACTTGGGCTAATCAAGATGGCACAGGTAAAGTTTTAGCTGAATATTATGATGCTGAAGGTACATATATCTTTTTACCTGAAAATAGAATTATATTAGATTTTATTCCTAACCCATTAAAATCTGGTCCTAGATTTGTAATAGCTAAGAAATTTAGTTTTGACCAAATGCAAAGTCAATTCCATCATGTAATTGGATTAATGGCTAATATGGCAAAAATCAATGTTCTATCTGTCATTGCAATGGAAGATGCTGTGTTTACAGAAACCAACATCATTGGAGAGATAGAATCTGGACAATATAAGAAAGGTAGATTCGCTGTTAATTACTTGACCCCTGGGTCTCAAATTAGCAAACCTACTAATAATTTACCTTATCAGTTGTTCCAACAGATAGATAGACTTGAACGCCATTTGAGATTAGGTGCAGCTTATCCTGTATCTGATGATGGTCAAAGTCCTAATGCTTTTGTTACTGGTAGAGGATTAGAAGAGTTAGGACAATCAGCATCACTTCATGTTAGAGAATATCAAACAGTTCTTAAAGATGCGTTAGAAGAACTTGACTCTAAACGATTAGAGTGGGATGAGATTATGTATGGTGGTATGAGAAAACCATTAGTTGGTTTTAGAAAAGGAACTGCTTTTAAAGAAACATACGACCCTTCAGTTGATATAGCAGAAATGTATAAGACTAGAAGAGTGTATGGAGTTATGGCAGGATTTGATGAACCACAAAAAGTTATAACTGGTTTGCAATTAGTACAACAAAATGTTATAGACATGCAGACACTACAAGAGAACTTAGATGGTTTAGATAACATCACACAAATACAACATAGAATTAATAAAGAAAAAGCTGAAAGAGTTTTGTTTGAATCTTTAATGGCACAGGCAGCACAAGGTAATCCTAAAGCACAGATGGCAGCTATTGAGATTAGAAAAAATCCACAGAACATTACTGAAGCATTAGATAAATTTTTTACACCTGAAGAACCACAGATGACACCTGAAGAACAAGCCTTAGCAGGAGGAATGGGTGCACCAGGTCCACAAGCTGAACCTGATATAGCTTCTGTACTTGCACAATTATCAGGAGGATTACCACCTGAACAATTAGCAGCAGGTCCAGGGTTACCTGTAGGAGGACCTTTTGGCTAAATTTCCAGACATTAACGAAAAGTTTTTTAATATTATAAATGCAGAAGATTGGGATATACCTGAAGTAGATAGCAGTCCAACAATTATAAGAGACTTGTTTTCAACAGGAGATGTTCCTTTAGGTGCATATATATTACCTACACCTTTACCTGGTGTATGGTTTAGTATAAGTATGGGATTTGAATTAGATAATCCAGAATGGGATGATGATAAAGATGCCAGGTGGTAGAAAAGGTAACATTAAAGTAGATGGTGCATTTCAAGATGTAACTTTAAAACCTATTCCAGGTTCAGAAGAATTTGGTGGGTATAAAGCACAAGAAGAACAAATAGATGCAGTAGGTAATCCTATTGTTACACCTGCAGAAGTTATGGCTACAGGTGGTATGCCACAATATAAACCTGAAGATATATTTGCTAAACCTACAGAGAGAATTGATGAATCAGGATTAGCTGATACACAAAAACAAGAAATTGTAGATTTACCAAACGATATTAATTTAGACATTATAAAGGAAATAATTCAAAACAACTATGGATATAGAATAAAACGAAGGTTTAAGTAATGTCATTATGGACAGATTGGGGAGATAACTGGTATAAGAATTATAAAAAGGAACAAGAGTACCTTAAAAGACTAGACCAGGCAGAAGCAGAGATGGGCACAGAAGCTCTTACTCTAGCTAATAAATACGAACAATTAGAATCACTTACGCCTAACGAAGACCCAAGTTTTATTGCTGCAGCAGCAGATATGGGATTGACTGACCAACAATATATTGCTTTGCATCAACAAACAAATAATCCTTCAGTTAGAAACGAATTTAATAGAAGTTCTGATGTTAATAATCAAGTTAAAAAACATTACAATTACAACCAAGCTATTGTACAAAAACTTACAGGTAATGTATTTGGTGGATTATATGAAGGTATAAAACCTGCCACTATAGGTGTGACTAATATTGCAGATAAAGTACTTTCATATTTTTTTAATGGTTCAAGAATATTTTTTGAATCAGTTGTACAAAAAGCAGATTCTATAGCTAGAGAATGGTCAACAGAATATTTAGCTGAATTAGAAAATCAATTATCTTCAGAAGGTAAAAAATTAGAAGATGTTATTGAAATAGCAGGATATGAAGATTTAAAAGGACAAGATATACCTTTTATACCAAGTATAAAAGCAAGAGCAATAGCTTCTTATAGATGGCTTCAAGGACAACCTGATAGACAAGATTATAAAAATGGTAACTATAATTACGACCCATCAACAACAGCTAAACAATTTTTAATAGCTAGAGGTTTAACTGATAAGAATGGTCAACCATTAATGCAACAAACATATTTAGATAAAGCATTAGAATTAACTGCTGATTTAACTGCTGAATATATTGAAGCAAAAGAAAAAGAAGAAGGAAGAGAATTAAATTTTGCAGAAAAAGCAAGTCTTCAGTTAAAAGCATGGGATGACATTTTAGACCCTGAACAAAAACAAGATGGTGCATTTTGGACAGAGTATTCAGGATTTGACAGTATTACAGATGTTAGTAGAGCTTATTTTGATAATGCTATTCCTACTACTCTAGGAGATGGTATTGCTTTTGGTTTAACAGGTAACCTTAGTTCTAGTTATGGACCTGCCAATGCAGTGTTAGAAATTATAGATAGTTCATATTCTCAATTAGAAGAAGAAGCAGAAAAATTATTAGCTACAGGAGAAATATCTAGTACACAATATTACGACCTTATTGGACAAGCACAAATAGATAGAGACAATGCTGTACAAAGTTTAAATTACAAAAAAGAATATAGCATGGCAGGATTTATTGCAGGAACAATTAATGTTGCTAAATATGTGTATTTAGATTTATTAAATTATATATTACCTGGTTCAGGATTAGCTAAAAGAGCAGGTAATAATATTGATGAAGTACTAACTAGCTTTCCACAAAAAATTAAAAAAGAATTAGATGCAGGTAAAACACTTAGACAAATATATGATGAAAATTCTGAAGTCTTCCAAAACATGGCAGACATATTGGTTTTAGCTAAAGAAAATGATAAACCAATAGCAGTTCAATTAATTAATCAAGGTTTGCATCCTGACTTTGCATTTAAAATACAAGCTGCAGATACTAATGCAGATGACATTATAAAAATATTTGAAGATGGTATTGAGAATGGATATATTACAGATTTGTTTTATGGAGGAACATTTATTGGTACAGGTAAAAATAAATACTTACAATCTAAAACTTTAAATGAAAATTTATTAGAAGCTATTAAAGATAAACCTGTAGATAATGACATAGTTTCTACATTAAAAAGAGGTGGTGGTGTTAGAGACCAATTATTAGCTAGAGATGTAAAACTACCAAACTTAGATGCACCAACATTAGATAATGTACAAGAGTCTGTAACTTATTTTACAAGATGGGGTTATTTAGGAAAAGTTCCTGAAGCAAGATTAAATGAATTAACTACAGAGTTTTATAACGCATTAAAAGAAGGTAATAGATTAGAAGCTATAGAAATATTTAACAATAAATTAATTAGAGGAGAAGTAGGATTACAACTTAAAAACTTATATGGAATGAGTAATAAAGAAATTGAAAACTTTTTAAATCAATACTTTTTGAAATATGAAAAGTATGGCTTTAATGATAATGTTGCAAAGCCTATGTCTCCAAGTAGAAATCCTGATTTTTATGGCGTAGAAGATGTTGATATATTAACAGAAAAAATGTTTACAGATGTTGTAAGCGAATCAGATATTATAAACTTACATAGACAATCAGTAGAACTGTTATCTCAATTAAAAGAATATACCATACAAGGTCCTGATATTATTCAAATGATTAAAGCTACTTCACAAAAGAGAAGATTAAGAGCAAAATTTTTAAACAAAGAAGGTATGGAAGATGTATTTGAAATTGTTAGAAAAGCTGCAGATGAAGGTATAGAAATAAATTTTTGGGAAGAAGGTTCAGACTTAAATAAACTTATAGGAGATATAAAAGCAGACTTTCCAGACCCAACAGCATTGTTTAAATACCCTGAAATAGCATTTGATAAACTAGACAATTTTACATTTGGAATAATGAAAAACTTATCATATCCTAAGATGCTTTTATTAAGAGCTAACTATCCATTAAAACTAGCTATAGATGGAACTATTAAACAAAAATTGTTTGGTTTAAGAAATTTAATTGATAATCCAGTTGGTTATTTTCAGTTAATGCTAAATGACCCTGATGGTATGTTAGCTAAAATATTTGGTGTTGCACCTGATACACTATTAACAGGACCTTATAGAACATCTAAAGAAATAAAATCATTAGATAAAGTATTACCACCAAGCGTTAGAAAAGCATTAGGTATACTATCTCCAGATACTCAACAATATGGAACACAAGAAATTGGTAAGTTGTTTGCTACAGATGTTAGATTTTTTGATGATAGATATATAACTGGTACGCATCATGTTGGAATTACTAAGTTAAGTAATCAATGGGAAGATGCTTATGTTTATTTCTTGTACAAATACATAGATGATGATATGGCAGTAGCTATAGCAGCTATGAAAAAACAAGGAATGTCTGCTGAACAGGTAGCAGATAAAATACAATCTACTCCTGCATTAGCCAAAATTGTTGATGAGTTTAATCAATTAGTTCAAAGAAGAGGACCTGCAACAAGAAATCAAATTGCAGCAACTATTAAATCTAAAGAAGATTTTGTAAGACTAGCTGAACATCACTTTAAATCATTAGATAGCTATACAGGAGGTAAGCCTGAAATATTAGACATTATAGCATCAGGTACAGTCAAAAACTATAACCTAAGAAATATTGAATCATTGACTGCAGAAATAAGTGAAAAAGCAAATACAATATTAAAAAAGATAGCAGCAGATAACAAAGATATATTACCTACTGAAATACCTTATCCATCTTATAAAGTAACAGAAGCATCATTATCTGTAGCACAAAAAACAAAAAATACTTATGGAAAATACAGGAACTTATTAGATTCTATGTTTGCAGCTACTGCACAAGGAGAAGGTTCATTAATTCGTATACCAGTAATAAAACAATTTTATAATCATTTCATAGAAGCAGTAACAGTATTTGCAACTAGAGATGGATTAGAGCAAATGCTTAAAGCACACTTAGACCCTGATATACCAATTAGCTTAAATAAAAAAGTATTAGAATCAGTCAAAAAAGAAATTAAAAGAGCTGACCATACACTTGCTGAATATGATGAAGTATTAAGTAAATATATTAAACCTAAAGTAACTCAAAATACTTACAAAGGTGTAACTAACTTTATAGCAACTATCTTTACAGACCAAGGACAAAAGTCTGTAAATTATTTATCTAATACTGGAAGAAATGTAGATAGCATTAAATTTACTACAGACATACAAGAAGCAGAAAGTCTTGTTTATGGAGCATCAGATAAAATTGCACAAGGAAGATTAGGATTTGATGACTCTAAAGTTGGTACTTATGTAGCTAATTTTGTAAAGAATGAAATTATATATAATGGACAATTAGCTGACAGAAAATTATTTACAGAAGTGTTAGCTAATGTTTTAGATAAAGGATATACACCTAAAGATGTTGAATTATTGGTTGATGAAGTAGTTGAATATTTAGGTAAAGAAGGTGTTACTAAAAAAGGTATAGAAGATTTATTGGGAATT